AGTGTGGAAGGCTATCTGCCGGTTGGACAATCCGAATGTGGAGGATGAGTGGGCTTCGGCTGCGAGAGAATATCTATTAGACAGAGTGCATAAAGATACACCTTCGGAAGCGTGGGTGGCCGCTGCCAAGGGGGTGATGGCGGAATCTAACATCCGTGCCATCGTCGCCCTTGAGATGCGGAGAGTTATGAAGAGAATTCTGAGCGAAATGAACGTCTCGTTGGAGGCCGCTCAGAAGGACGGGTCCATAGTTCTGGTGGAAGCCAGCGAGGGTCAGACATTGGAGGAATGGCAGAAAGAAATGGCCGAGTTGCGTAAGCGTGCCCGGGAGTCCGGTGCTGAGGTTGCGGTGGCACCCGGTGACTAGCATCCAGACCCGGTGCAGGGAATGTCCGAGAATCACCCGGACGGAAGTAGACGAGATGCAACTGGAGAAGTACCTCCAACGGGAGGGGCTTGTGCAGGAACTGTTTCCCGACTACGATAAGAGCCAACGCGAAGCGATCATGGGATACCGTGGCGGCTACTACCTGTGTCCGATATGCTGGGATCGCACCTTTCCAGAGGAGGACGAGTGACCTTCAAACCCAGTGGGGAAGAATCGACGATGAGCCGGAAGCAACTGCTTGCCTGCCGTGATGCGGAAGAGAAACGTCTGCGTGAGAAGTGGGCTGAACGGGAGGGACACGATGATGCTGACGTTGCGTAACGGGTCCGAACCGCTCATGTGGAGCGTGAAGACCGCCGGTTCCGGATACCGCAACTATCATGGCACTGTGCTGGCCAAGTGGGCGGGCGGGGTGCACAAGTTTGTCGTGTGGACGATGTATTCGGACGACGGTGACGAATGGGAGTGCGATGCAGGCGCCTATTGTGATACGATAGCGGGTGCATCAGAGATCTTTGCCCAAAGGGCAGGGACTCAACCGGGACACTGGGTGTCTTGGTTTGAGCAGATAGAAGAGACAACCAACAAGAAAGAGGTTACTGACAGTGAGTAACATTTTGGAAACACTACCGGGCCGTGACAGGGCCAGCAACTACAACTGGGACCTGTGGCTGGATGGGCGGGTGCATGAACTGATCGATGGTGAAGATTTCACTGTCGCTCTGGCCAGCATTCGTGCGATGGCGTTTGCCCGGGCGAAGAAGTTGGGCGTGCCACTTGCTACACGTTCCACCGACAACGGCCTTGCAGTTCAGGCCTTGCGTACACGCAACGAGTGGTAGTCGTACGCGACGAGGATGACAACGACCATACCCTGTACCCTATTGTCGAAGTGCGTTGGGGAACGTACAACGAATGGCATGCCCAAGTGTCACAGCAGATAGAGTGGTCAGAGATGCTACGATCAGAGGTCATAGCGTTGAACGCTGCCCGTCTGCGCAGACAAACAATATTGGGAGATATACAGGAAATGGAATCAGAGTTATCCTAGGATAAAAGATCGTGGGGGTCGGGGTTTCCCCTCCTTTAACCCCGGCTCCCACACTCTCTTAAAGGAGTAAAATGTCAGACGAAACTGAAGAAAAAGATATTAAAACCGTTGCAGAATACCTCCAATTCCTGCGTGGAGGCGTCCAATACAGTTTGGATTTGCAGTCCACCATGTTGCAGATCATTGGCGATTTCGCCCACGATCAGGGCCACGCATGGGACCGATTGATGGATTCCTTGGGGAGCCTGCTGGGGGAACCTCCCGAAGAGGACGACAGCCCGCATTTGACCGTCGTTCCGGACGACGACGGACAGGATGGCTGACCTCGTGTACGTACATATGGCATATGACCAGCCCATAGGGGCTGGTCTATGCATATGCATATGGGGGGTCCCCCACTCCGGAACGGGAGCGTGCTAGGATGATGGAAGTGACCGCCGACCGGATAGTTCTCCGCCAATCTTGGCTGGGTCAACTGTCGATGTGCCCGGAGCGGGCACGGCAGGACATGCTGGAACTTTCCGAGTCGTCCGAATCGACCAGCACCGCCATCGGGACCGCCGTCCACTACGGGATCGAACAGTGCCTGTCGGAAACGATCCGGTCAAAGGCTCCGCTGTCGGTGGAAGAAACCGTGGAAGCATCCATGGAGGAATGGAAAAGAAAAGAACCGGAGATTGTCCGCTGGAACCATCCGTCTGCCGACACGTGTACGGACATCGTGGAAAAGAACACGACCGCTTGGTGGCATGAAGTCCGCCCCGACATCCAACCCAAGGCGGTGGAGTGGACGTTTGAACTGCCGCTTGTCGTCGATCAGAAGCCGGAGATCTGGTTGCAGGGCACCGTGGACTGTGTGCAGGAGGACGGGCTGCCGATCATCGATTGGAAGAACCCGGGGCGTAAGCCGTCCGCTGAGTGGGAGAAGAAACGGTGGTCGGTGCAGGCCGCAGCGTATACGTGGGCCACTGTCAAGGCCGGTATGGCCACCGAACCCCCCGGGTTTGAGTTCGTGCATCTTGTGAAGGGTGATGTTCACAGGACGCTTGTAGAGTATGGACCGGCGGAGTGGGCGAGTCTGGTTGCGCTGGCCCGCTCTGCCGGTACCCTTATTTCCGCTGACCTGCCAGTATGGCCGTTGAACATGACGGGCTGGCATTGCTCCCCCAAATGGTGCGGGGCGTGGTCTACCTGTAGGGGCAGGTTTGCGGGACCAGATCCATGGAACCAACTATAAGGAGAGATACCATGGCAGCAGCAACAGCAAAGAAAACAGAGATTAGGGTTACGGTGACACGCCGCAGTGTGATGCAGGTCGCACCTTACGAATCGGAAGAAGCATCGTCGTCGGTGGAGTTCTCCATGGATGGTGACGCTTCGGCGGAAGAGGTCATGGGCGAGCAGTCGGCGTGGAGCGACAGGCTCGCTACCGCCAACTATGAGTCGTTGGGCATCGGTTACGAGATTACGGAGGTGGCCGTACGACGGTTGCAGAAAAGCGTTCCCGGGGGCAACGAGAGTCCTGCCGTGGCTGCCGCCCCGCCACCACGGCCCGCTGCATCCGGCGGTGGTGCACAGGATGACCTGTGGCGAGACGTGATGAACAACAGCAGCAAGTGGTTTACGAACTGGCCGGAGCAGTTGGACGGCAGCGAGAACCCGAAACGTCCAGCGTACCGGCGTTCCGCCGACGGCAAGGGACTGTGGTTGACCCGCAAGGACGGGTCGGCAAACTTCCCGAACTTCTTCGTGTGCCCCAAGACCGGCAAGACCGGTGAGGCTTTGACGGAGATCGGAAACCAGATCAGTCAGAAGGTGTCCTCCTAGCATTACCCTCTGATAAGTGATGGCAACCTTATTCACCGAAGGGGAAGTAGCCCTCCGTTTGGCTGATGCTGTCCGGCCCAACGAGGGTGAACCCCCGGCGGAAGCAACCAACGTGGCGAAAGGCCCCAAGCGGTTCCCGCTCACCTCCACCGTGGTGGACAGCCTCGTAGGGTTCATTCAGAACCCCACGGAACGGTGGTATCTGGGCTTCCCGGAGTTTGATCTCGCTACCCGTGGCGTGGGCCGTGGTGAGGTGATGATGATTCTGGGACGGTCCCACACCGGCAAGTCGCAGATCCTGTTGAACAGCATTGTGTGGAACCTTGTCAACCACCACGACACTCATGCGGTCATCTTCTCGTTGGATGAACCACGCGAACTGGTGTTGATGAAAATGTTCTGCCTGCTGAAAGGCCGCTCCTCCGAAGAAGTGGAGGACGCCATCAAAGGGCAGGACAAGGACACGTTGTCAGATTTGGAGCGGGCTGCGACACAGGAACTGTCCCGGGTCGCCATCGTGGATGAGGCTATCCACTTGGATGAGATGGCGCGGGTTATGGATGAGGCGACGGCATGGTGGGGGTGTTCCCCCAACTTTTGCATGATCGACTATCTGGAACTGCTACCGGGTGGTGACGCCGATTCGGTCGGTGTCACCTCCAAAGCACAGGCTGTGAAACGGTGGGCGAAAGAACAGCGTGTCCCCGTAGGGTTGGTGCACCAGTCGGGACGCGGGTCGTCTCCGCCGGGGCATGCAGCAGGCTTGTACGGTGGCCGGTACGGTGGCGAACATGAGGCTATCTTCGTGTTGGAGGTGTACCGCAAGAAGGACCGTAACGACCTG